AGTCGGTCATTAAAAAGTTAGTTTTAGAAACTAAAACACCAATGAATCATAACTTTGTTAAGGTTCATTTTGAGGACGGAACCATTAATGAAAATGTAGCTGACCACCCGTATTATGTAGTAGGAAAAGGTTGGTCAAGTAAAAGACCAGAGTGGACCAAAAATACTCACGATATGGATTGTGAAAAATTAGAAGTTGGTGATATTTGTTTACAAGTTTCTCAAGACAAAAGTATAGTGGAACAAAAAGTAATGAGATTAGAAACATATCAAGAGGAACAAAAAACTTACAATCTTGTTGTTAATGACACACACAATTACTTTGCAAATAATATTTTGGTTCACAATAAAATTTGTAGATTTTGTTTTACTTATGACACTATGATTACATTATCAGACGGAACATATCAAAAAATTTGTAAAGTAAGACCAGGTGATATGATAAAGACATACAATGAAGATACTGGCAAATTACAAAATTCAAAGGTATTAGAAACGGTAAAAATATTACACGACAATATTGTTAAATACAAGTTTGATAACAACACAATAATTGAAACCACAGATAATCATCCATTTTATGTGGTTGATGAGGGATATAAAGCCCCACTACAAATAGGTGATGTGGTTTTAAATGATGAAATGAATAAATTAACACTCGTAAATATTGAGGTGGATAAAAAACAACAGATTACCTACAATATAAACAGCACCGATAATGGTAAAAATTATTTCGCAAATAAGGTTTTAGTTTCTGATGAGTCTGATACATAACAATAACTTTAAATGGTATTTAGTTAGAGATAACTTTCTATCAAAAGATGAGTGTGAAGACATCATCAAAATCATAGATGATGAATCCAAACAAATAGACACTTGTGGAGCACAGGTTGTAAAACTAAATGAGAAAATCTATTTAGATAAAGTTTGGAACATAATGAAATTATCAAATGATATACATTTCAAATTTGATATAGATAGTGTTCAATTACAAGAGGGTAAGTATTACAAAGCAGGAGTTTACAAAGAACAAAATACTCTACACTCAGACTTTGCAGCAGGACCAGGTAGATTAGTTGATACCACCACAAAACTAACTTCGGTTGTATTCTTAAATGACGACTATTGGGGTGGAGAACTTGAAATATGGGGTGATAAAATAGAATCACAACAAGGAAGAATAGTTATATTTCCAGCTTTTGCAGCACACAAAGTTTCACAATTTTATGATAAAGATAGATACACAATGTTAACTTGGATACAAGGAAATACTTTTAAATGACATTAATTAAAAACGAGGACTTTAAGTTTTACATACAGATTCCTAATTTTATATCAGATAACAAATGTGATGAACTGATAAAAGATATTAGTGAAAATGAAGTTATGTTAAAGGGTGGAGTTCGTGTAGATGATGAGCAAAACTTGGGAGTAAATGAAAAATTTAGAAAAACTTCTGAGTGGTATTTATGTGAACAACCACACACTAACCAAAGACCTGATAAACCAAACAAAGATTGGAAACCATTACAAGAAAAGATATTTTCAATGGCGAAGTTAATCAATATGAAGTCATTTAAATTTGATATTCAAGAGTGTGATAATGAACTAAAATTAATAAAATATAAAAACACAAATTTTTACACCTGGCATACGGATATGAATTCAGGTAGTAGTTCATTGAGAAAGTTAACTGCCATTGTTCAGTTGACGGACCCGAGTGAATATGAGGGTGGGGAACTACAATTTGCACTACAAGACCACGATATGAATTGGTATGAAGTCCCAAAGGAAAAGGGTTCAATCACATTTTTTCCAACATTTTTATCACATAGAGTAAAGCCAGTCATTAGTGGGACACGATATGTATTACAAGAATTTTTTATAGGGAATCATTTCAAATGAACGATAATTTTCAATGGTTTACACATACGCCTTTTTTATCTGATGAACAATGTGATGAACTAATAAAACAATTAAAAGAGGAGACCAATTGGATTTCTGGTTATGAGAATGCAGTTATCGTAAATTCAGATAACAAATCAGATGAAGTTAAAAATGCCAGAACATTTGAGGAGTTGTATGTGTATGGTGATGAAAAATATTCTTGGATAAATAAAAAATTAGAACCATATGTAAAGATGTTAAATAATAAAGTATGGAACTTTCAGTTGTCAGATACTCTCAAAGATTTAAAAGCATTAAGATATAAAAACAACGACAAATTTGATTGGCACGCAGATTATGATAAAGGTAAGGAGTCAATCAATAAATTAACTTGTTTAATTCAGTTGTCAGATAAAAGTGAATTTGAGGGTGGTGATTTACATCTGGCATTTACAAACGACGGAGAGTTTTTCAAAACACCATACAAAAAAGGATATGTGTTGGTGTTTCCATCTTTTGTCAGTCATATGGTTACAGAATTAACAAGTGGAGAAAGATACATTATGAGAGAGATAATTACAGGAGAACCTTTCAAATGAAAGAAAATAATAAATTTAATTTTGTCTTACATAGAGAAAACTTTTTAACTTCAGAACAATGCGATGAACTAATTCAAAAATTTGATGAGTCAAAACCACAAAAGTCAGGCGTGGCAGGAACTTATGAGGGTGGTGAATTAAATGAAAATGTTCGTAAGGTCCAAGAGGTAAGATTAAAAAATGATGTTGTATTATCGGACGGATTCAAATTGACTAAACATATTATTATGGCTTGTGAGATGTCAAACTTAATTAACTTTAAATTTCAATTAGAAAAACCATATCAGTTAGAGGACATAGTATTGTTAAGATATGAAAATACAGACAAATATGACTGGCATTTAGACATTGGTAAAAATGAAACATCAGTAAGAAAGATATCAGCGATAATTCAACTAAGTGATGAGCAAGATTATGAGGGTGGAGATTTTGAATTTAGTATCGCAAATGATGAGGGTGATGAAAACTACTTCGGAACAAGAAAAAAAGGTTCATTAATATTATTTCCTGCATTTTTAGGACATAGAGTTAGACCGATAACAAAGGGTGTTAGATATTCAATAGTCACTTGGATATTGGGAGATGCTTTTAAATAATTTACATTTTGAGGTTCGTATGAACTATTTATTTATATCTAAGGTTATTCACAATGAAAACAAAAACACTATTTGACCACATAAAACAAATTACTAATGTTCAGAACCAATTGTATTGGGACAACATTACAGATGCGGACAAGAAAACTTGGTCCAATTATATGGTGCATAGATTTTTATCAATGAAAGCCGAGTGGATAGAAGTTGTAAACGAAATACAACAATATTGGGAATTGAAACCAAAGACGGTTTATCAATTCTATACAAATCTACTACCAAGAGGAAATACATACTTACGATATACCAAATCTAAAAAGAAATCTAAGATTGAAAAGTGGGCTATGGATATATTATGTGATTATTTTGAAGATAGTTCAGAAAATATTGAAAAAACGCTTGACATTATGGGTAAAGATGTTGTATATTCTATTATATCAAAGTATGGTGTAGATGAGAAACTATTAAAAAAAATATGGACTAAATAATGCAAGTATATAATAATATATTTGATGAAAAATTACTTGACAATGTCGTAAATTATTCGTATAATCTATTACAACAAGATAAATTAGAGAAAAACTTTTGGACCAATCATAGTTGGGAAAGAGGAATAGTTTTGGATAGTTCAGTTGTGTTGTGCACGGACACACCAACAGAATATTCAAATGAGATTGTTAAGTCTCTTATGAAAAATGGTTTGATAAAGACAATGCCAGATAATATGTCTTGTATGATTTATATATGGACAGCTGGTAGTTTTATACCATTTCATAATGATGAGTTTAAAGATAGAAAGTTGGCTATGACTTTATTTTTAAATCGTGATTGGGAAAAGAATTGGGGTGGTGCAAATATTCATCACAATAAAGAATTAGATAAATATATTTTAGAGTATCCAGAATTTAATAAGTTATTAGTTAGTGATTTATCAGAAAATATAGAACACTCAACAACAATGACGACACCAATGTCGGATAACAGAATAACAATACAAATGTTTATATAGGAGTAAATGATGATTAAAGACACACCAAAGGGATTGCCAGATTCGGCTCTTGATTTTGAAAGAGAACCGACAGAAGCACAAAAAGAAATGGTGGACACACAAGATGTCGTAAAATATATGGAGAGAACTTATCCTGAAATGACAGGTGAGTTTCTAAAAATACAATCAGAACAATATGAATTGTTTTGTAGAAAACAATATGATTATGGTCCACAGAATATAGCAGTCGGAACAATTCTGAAAACACCAGAGGATATCAAGTTATCATTATTAGGTTTATGGTTCAGAATGAACGACAAGATAGAAAGAATGAAAACATTATTATTGAGAAACGGAGAAAATTCAGTTGAGGGAGAACCCGTAACTGATAGTTTTTCAGATGTATCAAATTATGGAGTTATGGCACAAGTCGTAGCAAGAGGTAAATGGGCAAAATAAGTTATAGTCAGTTCGCAATGTGGGACAAATGTCCTTACACTTGGAAGTTAAATTATGTGGATAAAGCAGA